ACGGTCGCCACGCCGCAGACCTGATCCAGCGGGTCAGCGACGAGCTCGGCAACTCGGCGGGCTCGCTGGGCCCGGTGGACATGACCCGCAACCCGCTCCGCGCCGCCGTGGACCGGCTCGGCAAGGCCTACACGCGCCCTCCGATGGTGACCGGCCTCGGCGCCGAGCTCGCGGCGCTGCTGGGCGACTACAGCGCCAGCACGACGATCGAGAAGTACGCCGCAGCCAAGGGCCGTCCGATGCCGACGGTGATGGCGGCGACCTCCCAGGCTGCGCTGGAGTACCGTCTTGGCGCCTGCTGGGCGGGCGTGTCGATCGGCTGGTCGGAGCGGACGAGCCGAATCACCCTCGAGGCAGTGTCCCCCGACTGCCTTGAGGTCACCTACGCCAGCGACGATCCATTTGAGCCGACGGTGATCCGCCACACGCGCCTCCGCCAGCCAGTGGAGCAGTCCGCGTGGGAGCTGTCGGTGGACGAGTACGACCTGACCGACCGCAAGAAGCCTATCTATCGGGTGCGCCGTCTCACTGAGCAGGGCGGCGTCGATCCCGACTCCGCGGGCCGGTACATGCAGCAGGACCTGGTTGGGGCCGCCTACCCGTGGCGCTACCGGGACGGGCAACCTTTCCATCGCATCGTGATCACGGGCGACCCGCGCCAGCCCTACCGCACCAACGCCTTGATCGAGGGTACCCTGCGTGTGGCTGTGCTGTGGTCCCACTGGGCTGCCGGGGTGCGAGACGCCGGCCACCCGCAACGCAACGTGATCGGCCTTCGCCCGGCCGGCATGAGCTCCAACACGAGCACGAACGAGAGCGGGATCAGCCTCAGGCCCGGCGACGTCCTCCAGTGGGAGCACACGAACCCCGACCGGCCCGGCGAGTTTCACCAGTGGGGCCCTGGGTTCGATCCCGCGATCATCGGCGCGGCCGTGCGAGACTACGAGGCCGCCCTGCTGTCTCAGCTCGGCCTGCCGACCTCTATGGAGAGCACGGGAGGCGCCCCCGCGGAGCTCGAGCACGAGCAGCTCGAGCGCGCTATCGAGGGCACCTACAGCGGGTGCCGCCGTCTCGACGGCGAGATCCTACGCCGCGCCGCCGCGATCGCCTCCGCCCAGCCAGGCGCCACCCCGATCCCCGAGGGCCCCTACGGCGTCCTCTACGGAGACGAGGTGGAGGACGCCTTGGAGGCGGTCGTGCCGGAGACGTCAGAGACCCCAGAGGCTGCCGGTGTGGCGGCCGAAAAGCCAGAGGCGCCCATGGTGGGCGCTGAGGCGGACGATCCCGAGGAGGACTGACATGGCCGACATCGATCACGAGGTGCTCGCTAAGAAGATCACCGCATCGCTTCGCGGAGCCCCCAGGCCCGCCATCGACGACGAGGAGGAGCCCACCAGCAGGGGCGGCCGATCCTCGGAGAGCGTGATCGCGATGATGAAGGCAGAGCTCAAGGCGCTTCGGGCGCGGGAGGCCGCGCTGGCTCAGGACTTCGCGGACTACCAGTCCGCCGCCAAGGCCGACACGGTCAAGCTCCGAGAGGAGGCGGCTGTCCAGGTGGCTGAGCTGGCTCGGCGTCACGCGGAGGATCTGACGCTCACAGAGCACGGAGTCGCCGATCCGCTCGGCCGGGAGACCGTCCGCCGCGCCTGGGACGCTCAGCCCAAGGACGGCCGCGGCAAGAGTCCCGCGGACTGGTGGGGTCAGCAGGTGGCCGCGACGAAGGCCGCCGCCGCAGATCCGAAGCTCCAGGCGCCCGAGGTCCCCACGCCGCTCCGGGGCTACCTCCCACTTGTCGAGGCGCCCAAGCCAGCACCCCAGCGCGGCGCCGGCTCAGGTCAGCCTCAGAGCCCATGGGGCGGCTCCACTGTGGACCGCGGCACCGCTCCTGCGTCGAAGGCGACTGGTATGGAGGCCTTCCACGCCGCGACGGACTTCGACACAGCGATTGCCGCCCTCGCGCGCGGTTGACGCGACCCAGGCGGTGGGGTAGCCTCTCAGGAGAGCGAGTCACACCGCCCACGAGAGCGCATCTCGGCCCACGACTCGCCCGCGTGATCACATGGCCGCTGGCAACTGGCTCACCTCCGCTGGACTCGGTGATGCCAACATCGCCGTTGGTCCCCGCCTTCTTTTCCTCGCCCTCGACGCCACGATCAAGAATCGCGCCGTGCTGGGCCACCCGGTCATGCAGGCGATGTTGGCTCAGGATCAGGCGATCGGCCAACTCGGCGGCGCGCTGGGTATGAGCCTCGGCCTCGCCACGATCGGCGACCAGAAGCTGTCCGCCAGCGCCGAGGGCAGCGAGGCCGCGGCGACCAACTTCAGCGTGAGCAACGCCACCACCCTGACCCCCGCGCGCCGCACCATCGTGCGCAAGGTCAGCGACATGGCTCGGGCCTTCCAGACCCAGATGCTCCGCGGCGAGCTCACCCCGTACATGCAGGGCGTGATCTTCCAGGACAGCTTCGGCGCCTGGGCCAACGACCTTGTCGACCGCGTCGCCGCCCTCGCCACCTCGGCCACCTACGTGATCGGCGCCGCCGGCAGCACCCTCTCCTGGGGCGCCGTCAACGACGGGATCACCGCCCTCAAGGATCGCGGCAACGCCGGTAACGGCCTCGGCCTGATCAGCGCCAACGGCTGGAACCAGCTCAGCGCCGACGCCCTCAGCCTCGGCGGCGCGATTCAGTTTGCGCCGCAGACCCAGGGCTACCAGTCGCAGCTTCAGCAGGGCGCCTACATGGGCTCCTTCCAGGGCGTGGACTGGTACCTCAACAGCGAGCTCGACGCCTCGGGTGGTGACACCTACGGGATCGTGCTCACCCCGGGGGCGGTGCACAGCAAGCACCAGATCGTGACCATCGACCCCTCGGAGGCCATGGTGCTCAATCAGGGCCTCTGGACGGTCGAGGCCCGGCGCGCGGGTGGTGGTGTGACCACCTACGAGACGGCCAGCCACTCGGCCGTCGGCTGGCGCGAGCAGGTCCGCGCTGCCGCCCTCGTATACCGCACCTGAGCCTGACTCCGACACCGTCCACGTCCTGAGGAGGACCCGTCTATGGCCATTCCGAGCGCACAGGGGGCATCGCAGCCGATCGCTCCCAGCTTCGCCCCCAGCTTTGCCGCGGCGGGTCCGATTCGATTCAAGAGCGGAAACGCCGCCTGGACGTGGATGGTGTCGCCGTCGGATCTCGAGTGCATCGAGGGCCACGTCGTGCCGCGGCTCATCAAGGCCAGTCACGAGCCCGGCGTGAACGGCAACGGGGCTGCCCTGGGTCGTGGAGAGGGTGCGATCGCCTACTTCACGGGCCAGGGCTACCGCGCCGTCCCTCACGACACCCCGGCGACCGCGAACAGTGTCACCCGCACCCCGAACCCCAGCACATATCTTAACGTGTGGCAGGGCGTGGACAGCGGCGAGCGCAACACGCAGCTCTGGCGCGACGCCTGGGACATCCCCGTGCAGCTCGGCAACCAGACCCACTGGCGCCGCGACACGGAGGGCTGGCTGGCCTTCCGCCGCTCCCTCGCCGGCCTCGTCGGCATCGGCCCCGGCGGTACGATGTCCTCCGAGCAGGTCGAGATTGCGATCGCCCCTCTGATCACCGCCCTGTCCCGAGACGCCGCTGTGACTCAGACCCCGGCCGTCAAGCTGCGGGTCAAGGCCAATTTGGCGCAGCTCCCCACGGAATTCCACCAGCGGGCCGGCGTCGCGGAGCTCACCGCGCCCACGCCCGCGACCTGAGGTCTACATGGCTCCCTCGCCCACCTTCCGCACCCGGCAGTCGCTTCAGAAGCCGGCCTCCCCCAAGGACGTCGCTGCGATCACCGTGGACGGCGGGACGACCTACTTTCCCGTGCGCCCCGCTCAGCCCCGCTCGCGGACGGGGCTGGTGTGGATCGCCGGAACGCGCGGAAAGCCGGGCATTAACGCCGACATTCAGAACGCGGCGGAGTCGGTGCGGATGGTCACCGACGCCGACCTCGAGGTGCTGGGCACCAACGGCGTGAGCGCCAACGTCACCTTTGCCGCAGAGGGCGGGATCACCCTCACCACCGCGGGCGCCTCCGGTGACCAGGTCATCCTCGCCCCCCACCTCGACGCCAACCAGTCGGCATGGACCCAGTGGACCTGGGGCACCGACCGCGAGGTGATCTACGAGGCGACGATCAAAACCGGCGCTGCGATCACCGCGGAGAAGGTGTGGTGCGGGCTCAAGCTCACCAACACCCCGACCGTCGCCACCGACAACGACCAGGTCTTCGTGCGCTACGAGGCCGGCGTCGCGTCGGGTGTGTGGCAGGTGATCAGCTCGATCGGCGGCACCGACACCACCACCAGCACCGCGATCACGGTGGCCGTCTCGACCATCTACCGCATCCAGATCGTGATCGACTCGACCCGCCGGGCCCGCGTCTACATTAACGACCAGCTCGTCTACACCACCGCTGCGCTCACCGACGCCACCGACCTGATCCCCTACATCGGCGTGGAGGCCGCCGCGGCGGCCGCCAAGTCGATCTCCGTCTACGGGTGCGAAATTTCCCGAGCCGTGGCCTGATGGCGCTGAGCTCCACCCAGTACGCGCCAGCACGGCAGGCCCCCCTCCTGCTGTCGCGTGCCGTGGAGCAGACGATCCAGGCGCCCGTGCGCTACGGGTCCACGGGGGC